TTAGCGGACTAGAAAAATTAGATAATATTTCTTTAAATGAAGCAGGTTTTACTAGAACTGACTTAGTTAATAAAGCAGTTGAGGTTGGCAAAAAATTTAAGGATTTAGAAACAAGAATACCAAATGTTTTTGATGTAGAAACTGAAAATCTTATGAAACGTCTTGCAGGAGAAAAAGCAGAAAAAAGATTAGAAAATTTAGAAACAGGTATTGCAGGAAAAATTTTTGGAGATCGTATGGCAAAAGATCCAGATTTTATTGAAAACCAAATACAACAAATTTTAGCAGCGTCCACAGGCGCGCAAGGAGCAACAGATAGTTACACAGATAACTATAGA